ATAGCCTTGTGATCACTACACACTCCCTGGCCACGCACCTCGCTTACCACGAACAAGGCCAATATAGCGGCCCCGATTAGAATTTCCTTCCAGTGCTTCACTGTCCACCGGCTGCAAGTCCTGTCGCTGGACTGGCTTCTTGATTGATTTGCGCAGACGTTGATGGATCTCCTGTATCTGCTGCGCCAGGACCTGCTCCGCCTGCTCCGGGACCACCTTTGCCCCCAAGTAGTTGCTGCACCTCCGCCAGGCCCGCGCGTTCGTTGTCTGCATTAGCAAGTTCCTCCTCATCTTTTTCGATCCCTTCAGGGTTGATGTTGAGTTGCTTCATAATAGTCGTGAGGGTCTTGTCCCCACTGAAACGCTTTTGAAACGCCTGGAACAAAATCGGATCAGAGCGAACCGCTTGCAGCATCGCCATTGTCTTCTGGAAATCTCTCACGCGCCCGAGGGTTGCACTCAACCCACTGACCTTAAACGACCGGAGGTTCGCCAGTTCAACATATCTTTGGGGTGCTGACATCTGCGTGAGCGCCAATGCCGCCCTTTCACCAATCGCATCCACAACTGCGTCACTATCGAGATCATCTGCAAACTGCAGGATCAAAAGCCATGCCAGCGAGATCACTTCTTCTATTACGTTCTCTTCGATATTCTTCGCCATCGCATCAAGCGTAACCGCCTGCGATTGAGATGCCTCGACGACCTCGGTTGCCTTAACCTGCTTGCCGGGGAGTTGTCCCAATTTCAACTCGTTCGTCAGGGCGCTCTGATTGAACTCCTGCCCGAGCTGCGTATACATTGCCATTGCGTCAGGAGGAATTTCACCCTCGGTGACCTGCTCGATCACCTTGCCCCCGATAGGAAGGTTTTCGTTTACGGAAAGCGTAGTGCCCTGCGGTATTCCCCCACTTACATCGCTAGGGTCTGTTAAAGCGTAGTCCCTGATTTGGCGCACCCCCCAGACCGAAGCAATTCCGCCGTCCAGCATGAGGTTGAAAAGCTCGTTCATTGCGAAGTTGAGAGGGCTGGCGTGATCGTAGAGAGCTTTGTGCCACACGCTGAAGGCTACACGAATTAGAGGACCGGCAACGAAGGGGCTTTTCTGATGCCAGAAGGGGTTCGGGACGGGCTTGCGAATTAGATATTTATCGTTTGCCACTGTGCATGTTATGTTCCTGTGTACGACTTCTCCATCTTCATCAAGGATCGTTCCCCAGAACTCGGCGATTTGCACTTTTTTCCTGAATGCAGGTGGGCTGCTATCGTCTTGTCCTTTTTGTGCCGAGGTGCGTTCGTCGATCTTTTCGCTAGCGTGATCGTCGATGATATTTGCTACAGCGTCCTCGTCGTAGACGCCATCCATTGCCAGTGCGATAACGTCGTGGAGGTCTTTCTCACTTTCGTGGATTTCGTACAGGCCCATACCGCTGGGATCGGGGTAATAGTCCTCAGAGCGAATGCCCTCGATTACAAGACGCCAGGGCTTTGTGGTTCTGGTTTTGAGTTCGTCGTCGCCAGTTTCCTCAATGCCGAATTCTTCGTTTATTATGCTCTCCCCCGGCTCGACATAGAACTCCCGTTTGTCAATCCGACGGCCATGAACCTTAAAGATCATTAGACTTTCGAGCGCGCCCAACTTCACCCCGTCGCTAATGATGGTTGACAGGTTGGTATGCTTTGTCTCGCTGATTGGAATCCTATCAAAATAGTGTTGGAGAAGATCTTTCACCTGATCGGGCCGCATCAGGAAATCGCCGTCCTTGCCAAGGTCAACAGTGAACCAATCGCCGAACTGCGTCAACGCCCTCTTTATAAAGGCCCCGAGCTGCTCCACAGATGTCGGAACGGCGGGGATAAACTCGGTGCTTTGGCCCTCGTTCTTGTCATCCCAATCCTGGATGCCCATATAGGCGTCTCGGTTCATTCTGTTGAGAGACATCCGGCGCTTACGAGCGTTATCGGCTTCGACCTTGTAGGCTGCAACGGCGCTCACAACGGTTAGGTCGTTCTTCGCAGCGACTGGTCGGTCGTCTCCGGGCTTTGCTGGTTTATCTGCCATATTTCATCCTAGGAATCTTAATCGTTCGGTGTGAGCCGCCATCTGCTACGCATTGACTACATACGCCCATCGGGATAGTGAATTGTGCATGTAGAACGCTACCGCAGCATCGACAGCGAGGCTTGTCTTCTAATTCCTCGTCGATCAAACGTATCTCGTTCGTAGGATAGTTGTCAATATCTTCGGCCATTTTGTGAAACTCCTAGCTCTGCCCGAATTTTGGGCGCTCCTTTACCGATTTCCCCGGAAGTTGTACTTCTGAGGGGCGATCTTTTTGTGTTTCGCGGCTCCTCTCGGGCGCAGGCGTCGGACAGGCTTCTCATACGCGACCCAGTAGCCTACGGCATCGCTGATATGGGTGCGGCGGAAGTAGGCATCCTTGCGGCTGTAGGTCTTTTTGATCCCGCCTCGACCGTCACGGAGAACCTGCTCAAAATCGGCGGTTAGCTCCACGCATGTTGGATCGATCTCCAGGGAAACCAGCCCGTTGCGGCCACTACACGCGAGATTCATTGCGTTTATACGGTCAGGTACAGATGGGTTGGCATCAGGGACCTTCATTCGCAAGGGAACCCCATAATTATTCATCTCATTCATTATAATCGTGTAGTCGGTTTCGCCAACCTTTCCGCGTGTGCCCCGCCTTTTCCCCGTCGCATCGCCGTAGATCCATATCTCTGCATAATGCTCTGGGTGCGCCTCATAAAAGAGCTGACACATTTCCTGAGTGTTACCCTCATCGAGGATTAGCTCCTGGTGAACGCGAAACATCTCTCCGTCGTATTGCCCAATAGCGGAAACCATAGGCTCTACGTTGAAATCCCACATCCAGGCGAGTGGACGCCTGAGATTAATTTCGGGTTGGGTCCGGCTGTTGATCATTCGGTTGAAGTTGGTGTACGCCCTTGAGCCGCCCATTCCCGGAAGCATCTCGCCATTGAGACGAATGCGCCTTTGCACCGATCCTGGAGGGTACTTCGCTTCGAGCCGTTCGATCTCGAGAATGGGGATATGAGGGTTGTCATATATAGATGCCCCAAATAGTCCGACATAGTCCAATCGCCCTTCCTTTGCAGGTTGTATAATTTTTGGAAAGCTCCAAGACACGCCACCGATCTGACCTTCTGGCGGTAACAGCGTGGCGGTGATGAAAATCTTGAGGGGTGTTCGTCCAACACGGATACCGATCTCGTCGTAGATATCTTCCGGGTGTTCCTCATCCATATGCACCCAGTTCTTTTCCGCACCCTGGTATTTTCGTCGGCCACTTTCAGCGGATTTGAAACCGATGATGGAACCGTTTTTTAGTTTTAAAATTTGATCCCCTTGTCGCCACTCCTCGATCTCTCTATCAGGTATAAACGGCTCGTGCATATCGCCGGTCGAGAAGCCGTTGTCGAAATACTTCGGTTGGATCGTATCACGGGAGGTGGGAAAGTCAAGGGCCGAAACCCATCCGCTGGTGGAAACGTCCCGGACCTTTATTGTTGAATCGGCTGCACCGACAGGTCTCGCAGACTGATCCCCAAAGCGCGCAAATGTCGATCCACAGAACGCACCCACATCCGTCTTCCCAGCGCGGTTGGCGGCAACGAACCAGTTCTCACTCTTGAGCCCTTTTAGCACAGAATCGGCGAACACCTGCTGCTTCGGGTGAAGTTTAAAATTATGCAGGGGATCGTTCTCTTGTCGTCGGTTGATCTCTTCGAGGATGAGCAGTGCCCCCTCTTGTTCTTTTCTACTCATTCGATCTCTCCATTTAAGTGCCGAACAAGGTGATGCTTCGCCGCTTCCAGGAGGGCAACCGCTTCAGATGTTTTTATATTAGACATCCTATACACATGATCGTAATCTTCTCTATCATCCAACAGAATCAACACCCCCTTATTGGCGGTAATGTCTCCGCTTTTCATATCCTCTAAGCTCAGCTCCATCATCAGCTCCGGAGTTAAAATTCGATTATCCTCTATCGGCAATCTATGAACAGTCATGTTATTTCTTTCCGTCTCGAAGCAATTGAACAAAGTCTAGAAATCTATGTTAACCCGTCAGACCCAACATTGCAAGAATCATGCCAGTTTGATGCACCCCACCCCCCTGCAAGATATATGCCAGGTTGTTGCGAATGATACGCACTGGCAATTGGACGAACATGCAAAAAGCATGCCAGGTTCGAAACGCAACATTCTTGCGTCTAGAGGGTCATCTGCGCAACATATGCAAAGAAACGTGATGATCTTAGCAATAAAATGATCATAATTGTTCATTTTGTTAACGTTTTGTTAACCTTTTCCTGCGAAAATAAAAACTCGAAAGGCGAGGAATTTTTCCCGCCTATGTGTATCAAAATGGGACGTTACAAAATGAAACAGCTACAAAAAGGCGAAGCCGCCTCACGGACATTCACGCCTGGCGCGAACAACCAGGTTACACTCAATGCGTGTGTTTCTCGGGACGGCGACGAGGCGAGCCTGGGGATCAGACAACAACTTACAGGTGTGGTGCTGGACTTCTCCGGTTGTTCGCAGGAAGAAATACTCGGACTGGCTGCAAAGACCGCCTGGATTACCTTGCAACGTCAATGGCGTACTGCGGATGCAAAAACACAACTTGACGGTGCAGCATGGGAAAAGGTGCACGACGTAAAAAAAGATATCTTAGACACGCAAAGGGTGAAGAAAACCGATGCGGAAAAGGCGAAGAGTGCATTCGACAAGATGGATGCAACCGAAAAGAAAGCCTTCCTGGAAATGCTGAAGGCGTGAACGAAACCGGAACAGGTGGGGGTGAAAGCCCCCATCTTCCATGCCCAAAATTTGGGCGCTTACCTAGGGGATTTTGAAGATGGCCTATATCGAGACGGTGACAACAACAACTCACCATGTGACCTACAACAAGCCGCTGGCGACGCTCTTGCTCGCAGCAATATTCGCAGCTAACAACGACCCACTTCACGCGGCTCAGTACACGCCGGGGTCAGAAGAGTTTCTGCTCCATGCCTACGGACCAATCTCAACCGCCCTCGAAGCGGTGGTAGGTGTGGCGGGTGTCGAGATCTTCATCGATGCCGGTGAATGTGTAGATGGAAAAGCGTACTACCACGGCGAAGACTACGAGTTCCACGGTATCGAGGTGGAGCGTGAATGACCTACTCGGGGTCGTCTTCCTCATTTGGGTCGTCGTAGCCGTCTGGCTCTTCTGGACCTAACATAGAAACCAAGGGATCTTCGGCGTCAGCCGTAGGTTCCTTTTTTTGTTCGAACTCCCCTTCAACAACAACAACCTTCATCGCTGCCTCTGCTCTTGCGAGAAGCTCACTGTCTGACAGGCCAGCAACCTCCATGCTTAAAGTCTGATTGATCTCCAGCTTGTCGTGATAACCTGCGAGAGATGCAACCGTCTTCATGGCCGATGCCCACTTGTCTGGACTGTCATTTGCGAAGGCTTGGAGAGCTCCTAGAGAGGGCTTACAAGATAAGAGTTCGGCAAGAACCTCGGTGAAGGGCTCTCGAGAGAATTCCTGTAATTGTGCTTTAATTTCCTCAGGAGTCGCGACGAGGGCGCTACCTCTCATATTCGGACCTAAATTTGACATATGGTTATCATCCAGGGTTATCACGTTCTTCGAGTTTATTAAGGCGGAGACGTGCTATCGCTTTCATTTCAGCGGTGTGAGTAGCAATTATCCAGTTATTTACGAGAGATTTGGTCGTGAACCAGATGCCCCTACCAACCTTTGTTGCGGGTAGGCCACGTTCTACGATCATTCGCCTTACGGTGTGATAGGATGGGCGATGTTCGGGAGTGGCGAGGTAGTCCTGGATGTCTGATATGGACCGAAGACCCTCGCTTTGTCTTAAGAGAGTCGTAACATCAATGGTCATTTTCTTCGATTGTTTTTTGCTTCTGAACGTGGCTCGCGTCAACAGCAGGTGACCACTTGTGATCCCAGAGATCCTTTATGGAGAAGCTGAGAGGGGCAGGTGGGCGCACGTTCGTTGCGGGTTTTTGTTTGTCTGTTTCCATTGTTAGAGCATATCGGGGAAAGCGGGGTGATACAAGGATATTGGAACCTTGAGGCAATTGAACAAATGGTGGTGTTGGTGATGGTGACGGCGAGGGGTGGGGGGTATGAAATTACGAATTGCGTCGTCTGGGTTTACAAGCCCAAGAAAGCCCCCCTCTCCCTTATATAGTATATATATATATATTATAAGAGACCCTATATAGAACCGACTCATACACGTTAACGAGATGGCCTGATTATGTGGCCGTATCATAGGGGATAGTGTACCATCATCAGCATCATCACGAAACAAAAATTGAACATTGGAGATAAGATCATGTTGCGTCGGGTACTAATGTCACACGAAGTCGCGAAAGAAGTTAAGGTGTTGTTATGGGCTGGACACTCGCAGAATGTCATAGCTGAAACGCTTGGGATATCTCAAGGGTCGGTATCGAACGTTAAGGCAGGAAGGAAGTTCCCGGAGACGCTCTGGCCTAACGGAGAGACAGGTCCGATGCCCGAAGCAGCGTTGAACGTCTTGGCGATTAACAAATTAAAGAGCACAAACCCTCTTATGCAGGCGGCCATGCCTGAATTGACAGGAGATGCGAAGATCGTAGCTCGCGCTCGGCAATACATGGAGACAAACGGTCAAGACATGCCGGAGTGGGGCCTTGACGAATGGATTGAGCAGGTGCATCGAACCGACGCGAAAGATGCCGAGGTGTTGGCGGCTGCGAAACTACGGGATGATGAAGAAGATCGGTTGGTGGCTCTTGCTGCACGGAATGCACGAGAGAAAGAAATCGCAGCACATAAGGTGTGGAGAGAAAGCCCGGCTGGACAAGCTCAGCTCAAGCTCGATAGTGAGGAAGAGCATCTAAAACGATTGGCGATGGCTAAGCCGCAGCCTATGTGTGAGTGGGTGTATATCCTCGATGGATTTTACGAACTCCCCGGTGTTGCAGATGCTGAGGTGCAAGAGGATATGTTTATGAGGCAGGCTATACAAGAGCAGGTCTTTTCAATCGAGGCCGCGTATGAAAAACAGGATCTTACACATGATATGAGAGAGCTGCTTTCGAACGGCGCTATGACAAAGCAACGTAAAGATAGGGCTATTCTCTTGGAATGGGCATCCGAACAAGGGTAAATATAACTTGACCACTCGGGGGAATTGTTTATAATGGTACAATCGAAACAGCAGGAACAGAAGGTAAAAGCAATGGACGACCTGGAAGAATTAAGCGAACTGGAAAAACTCTTAATCCAGGCCGACAAATTATCTGACGATGAAAAGCGTCGGTTCTTGACTGAATATGAAACCGAAAAACCCAAGGGGAAATGAAATGCTCGGAGAAAAAGGTTTTATCGCCGTTAGCAACCTGGGATCGTATCTCATGGAATATGACGGCCAGCACATCGACAATTTTGAATACTCTTCGTTCCTCGAAGAGGCTCATGTGTTTAGTCCCGAACCACACGAACTCACTAAAAACGAGGTTGTGGCATTGTCGCCAGATATCGTTGTTTGTCTCAATGTTGAACGCCATATAATAGTTCGATTGACGGGAGGGGATTATGAGTAAACTAGCCCACAGCAGCTATCTCATGGATGTTATCGAGATGGCTCCGTCCTGCCGATGTTTCTACGTAGCCGCCTTCAACGAATACGAGGCGGTGCAGTTGGATCATGAGGCAGGAGATCCTACGGGGCGTGGACGCTCTAAAGCCGAAGCAATCCAGAACCTCGTCGAACAAATTCAGGACCGGGATTATGCGTGACACTCGGGTTTACACGTTCGAGAAGACGTATGAGGAAGAACACCCTGTTGACGGAGGTGTAATAGCCTCGGTTGAGGTTCGTTTCCTTTACACCGTCTCATGGGGTTCGCCCGAGGTTGCACCTTCGATCAAATGCGAAACAGGTGCGCCTTACGAACCGCCGGAGATCGAATACGATGCTATTCAGAAGCTGTCGGAGTTCTCAGACCCTGATGGCAGGTATTCGTTCTACAACGTCGATGACGATGAGTATGATCTGTTTCAGATCTGGAGCGAAGGTTTCCAAGACGAGCTATATGCACATGCTCAAGAGGAATTGTTGGCGGAGCGGGAAGATGCTTGATATCTTTTTAGGCGGCCTCGAAGTCGCAGCGTTCGGTTGGTTGGTTTGGACCTTACAGAAAAAACTGGCCCAGTTGGTTGCCCAAAATTCGTCCGATAGTGGGAAATAAAAAAACCGCTTGCATTTTTCGTGCATTCTGGTAAAATCCTCAACGTCGATAATCGATAACAAAAACCCATGAATAACAGGAGAAAAAATCATGGCTACAATCACCGCAAAAGATGGTAAAGAAGGAGCAGCAGTTGCTGTTGAATACGAAATCTCGGAAGACTTGGCCGGACTGGAAGCAGCATTCGGCGCTGAAGTGATTGCCAATCGTGCATCTGCCAGCATCATCGTTGCCCTCCAAGGTTACATGCGTTCCCTGCAGCGTCAGGGTAAGACGGCGAAAGAAATCCAAGCCGCTGTCAACGAGTGGAAGCCGGGTATTAAGGCGCGTGGCAAATCCCCTCAGGAAAAACTCATGGATCAGTTCGCTGGTCTCGACCCCGATGCTCGCAAGGCTCTGTTGAAAGAACTTGCTGGCGCTTAACCCTCCCCTGGGTGCCCGAGAGCTTTCTTCAGCCTCCCAGTTGAAAGGCTCTCGGTATTTCCCTCAGGCACTGCTTCCCCATTAGTGGTGTCTGAGGGTCTTTATTTCTTTTTAATCGCATGTTATAGTTGCCGGAAGTAATAACTCTTTCCAAGGCTGTAACAAAATGCCAACAGTTTATATTCCCAATAGGTCCAACCATGACTTTGATGCAGCAAAGGAATTTGGAGAGCTTGTCTATCTCACTGAAGGTTCACTCGACCGATATGATGTCTCTGCTATTTGCAGGGATGTTGTCGATGTTATGTCTAACAGTGATCCTGATGACCTCCTGGTTATCGCTTCTCTTCCTGTTATCACATCTATTGCCGCTGCTCTCTTAGCGGTTCGTCATGGGAGGGTTAACTTCCTTTTGTTTAAGAGTGGTCGTTACGTTAGAAGAACGGTGAAATTCACCAGCTAAAAACCAAGGAGAAAAATGCTATGACCGATAGGTTCTACGACAACACCCGAGTTTCAGCGATGAAGCGTTGCCCGAGGTATTACTACTACCGACATATGAGGGACTGGACTCCTGAGGTTACAGGTCCGGCTCTTGTTTTCGGCTCATCCTGGCACGAAAGCATGGATGTAGTTTGGCGCATGATGGGGGAGGAGAAGAACTCCGATACCATCGAGGTGGCAACCGAAGCCATTAAGGCCTTCAACGCCAAGTGGGTGGAAGAAGGGATGCTCTCCATTGAGGAACTCGGTCCTGACGATATGGCGAAACTCAAGATGCGTCATCCTGGCACCGCTATGGAAATGATCTATAACTACTGCGATACACGAAAGGCGTTTTTGAATGACCCGGAACTTGAAATCGTGGCAATTGAGCAACCATTTGCTGTGCCTCTCGATCCCTCCGACCCTGACCTCTTTTATGTCGGTCGACTTGATAAGGTTTTCAGAAAGCGCGGCAAGCTCTTCATCGGTGAACACAAAACCTCCTCCTTATACAGCAAGAGTAGTGGATTCCGTTCGACTTGGATTGACTCGTTCTCGCCCAATTCTCAAGTAGATGGTTATCTCTTTGCTGCTCGTATCCTCTACGGGGAATGCGAGGCGCTTTGGATCGATGGTGCTCTTGTTCACGCCAACATCCATGATGTTTTCAAGTTCATTCCGGTTGACCGAGCTGATCAGCAGTTAGACGCTTGGTTGTGGGAAACTCGTTACTGGATCGATATGATCGAAAGTAACAAATCCGCAATGTTTGACCTGCTCTCAAGTCACGCAGATGAGTCAGGTAATCCAACTGACCTCGGTGCTCTGCCGTACATGCCGGTCTTCCCTAAAAACTGCAATAGCTGCATGGATTTCGCCGGGTGTTCTTATCTTGATCTTTGCAAGATGTGGCCTAACCCGGTTGAACGCGATCTTCCTCTCGGCTACAAGCAGGAGCATTGGTCTCCATTCGAAGTTTTAGAGTTGGAGAAAATCGGCTTAAAGAACCCCTCATAATGGCAAGGAATAACAAATGCCCAACGCAAAAGACGCAGCGCTATCAACAAGGGAAACAATCGTTCTTGTCGGCCCTACAGGAAGTGGAAAGACAACGCAAATCTGGAGCCTTCCAGGACGTAAGTTTGCTTACATCTTTGATCCGAACGCCCTTACATCACTTCGAGGCCTGGATTTGGACTATGAAGAATTCCTCCCCGATGCTGTCGAAATGGATGCGACCCTAAAGGGGTTCAACAAGGGGGCTAAAAGCGATAAGCCTTCGAGCAGCCGGGAACCAACTGTTTACAACAGGTGGATCGAAGACCTCAACGCCAAGTTCGACAGTGGGTTCTTTGATGACTACGATTGGTTGATCATAGATAGCATAACGCTTATGTCTGCCGCCATCATGGATCGTCAGATGTATATCAACAATCGCTACGGCGGTATTGAGGACCTCGGTGATTATCGCATCGTCGGCTCGAAGCTTGCCGAAGTATTTCGTTCACTCGCTAGTATGGATATCAACATATTCGCTACTGGCCATATCACGAGTTTTCAAGATGAAAAAACCAAGAAAATTGAGACACTTCTTGACCTTCCTGGAAAAGGACGTTCCCGTATTCCTCTTCTATTTGCAAACATTTGGCTTGCTCACGGTACGACAGATGCGAAAGGGAATCGTCTCCACGAAATTCAAACAGCTCCTGAAGCAAGGGGCCTCCAGGTTATCCGTTCGTCGATCAAGGGGCTTGACCTCAGGGAAGATGTAACGATAGCAGACTTCGCCAACCCCGAAGCAAGTGGTATCGGGGCTATTCTGAAGAAACGGCATTAAAAGGAGAAAAAATATGCCTTTGTTAGACGCTAACCTCGAGGATGATCTCGAGTCCAAACCAGTTCCAGAAGGTGAGTACAACCTCACCATTGTCAAAGCCGAAGATGTGATTTCAAAGGCTGGCAATCCGGGCTGTAACTTCATGGTCAGCATCGATGTAGAAGAAGGCGAAGCAACGCCGATCTTTTACTGGATGAACCTGCCCTACGATGGTTGTGAGTACAACGCCGGGTTCACAAGGGATGTGAAACGCTTCCTGATCCTGTTTGGCATTCCTCACGAGGCCAACGGCTTCGAGGTCGAGGATGCAGTCGGTGCAACAGCCACCTGCTTCCTGAAAACGGAGCATTCCGACCAATACGGAGAACAGAATGTTATTGTGCTGCCCCGCGTAGACGTATAACATTGTTCTTCCGCGAACTAGCAAGGGTTAGCACCCTACTCCGTCGCTACCACCCTGGGAAGGCTAGATACCAGGTTTTTTTAAACAAAAGAGGTGATCATGTTACAAGGTAAGAAGACATACATTGTCGCGGCTCTTATGATTGTGGTCGGCGTTCTTAATGCGCTGTCCGGAGACGCATCGGCAATGCAAGGGGTCATGGACAACGCTATGATCCTGTTGAACGGCTTTGGTTTTGCTGCTCTACGTATGGGCGTCAAGTGATCAGTCTTGTCTCAATGGTGAAGGCTCTGGCTATAGCAGCCGGGGCCTTTGTCCGTTTCCTCTCTGATAACGCGATCAGACGGGATGCTCGCAAGGCCGCCTTTTCCGACTATTACAAGGAGCAAGCAAACAATGCTGTTATCGTATCTACGGTCAAGCGTCGTCTTAGGAACGATCCTGATTATAGGGCCGGGCTGTATGCAAAGTACCTCCGTCCCTCCGACAAGTGATTTCTGTGCCCTATACGAGCCGGTTCTCTTTTCTGAAGATGACCTCCGATATGCACAACAACTCGTCGATGATTCAATGAAGAACAACGCAGTCTTTGAAAGGCTCTGTGCAAATGCCTGAAGAACAGAAAAAACCCGAGACAGTCCGTCTCAACTTTGATGTCTCCCCCGAATTAGCACAGCGCACAAAGGGTATCCCTTGGGGTATCCGTTCCGCTGTGTTTCGGCGTCTTGTAGGCTTCCTGATGGATGCAGTTGATAAGCATGGTTATGCCATCTACGGTGCGATCATCGATGAAGACTTCGCCCTCGTCCAGAAAGAAAAGAAGAACGATGGAAACGACAAACCCGCTTGAGCGTCTGCGTCAAGACCTCACGAAGATGTCTCCTGATGAACTTAACGCAAAGATAAGGGCAATCCGTGAAGACAGAAAGATTTCAAAAGTGCCTCCGAAAAAAGCGGCTGCTGTACGCAAAGCGGCCAAGACAAAAACCGATAAAGCCAAGGACCTGTTTGCAGGTCTCGATGATGCCGCCAAAGCTCAAATGCTCAAACTCTTAGGGGATGGATAATGAAAGTTAAAGACGTTAAACTCACTGATATCATAGTGGGTGAAAGATTTCGGCAAGACATGGGTGACATATCCGAGCTTCGGGAAAGCATCGAAGCGAATGGCCTTTTGTCCCCTATTGTTGTCACCGAGGGCTTGAAGCTGATCGCTGGCGGAAGGCGTTTCGCTGCCTGTGAAATGGCAGAACTCAAAAAGATCCCTTGTGTTATCCGAGCAGATGTAGATGGCGAAGCTGACCTTCGTGAATTGGAACTCGTGGAAAACATTTTCAGAAAGGATATGTCCTGGCATGAAAGAGCAAAACTCGAGGCCCGAATCTTCGAACTCAAAAGCGAGAGCGATCCGAACTGGTCTCAACGAAAACAAGCAGCCTACCTCGATGAAAGCAAGGGTGCAGTTGGTAGGCGCCTTCAACTCGCTGAAGTATTGGAGGCGATCCCTGAACTTGCCGATGCCGAAAACGAAGACAAAGCCTGGAAAGCCTACAAGCGATTAGAAGAAGATGTCGTTGTCTCCGAAATGCTGAAGAAGAGTCAAGAAGCAAACAAGGGGGTTGTGAAATATGCTAAAGGTCATTACATCCTTGGGGATGCGGTTGAGGGCATTAAGGCGGTACATGATGAGACGGTCCATTTCGCGGAAGTTGACCCGCCTTACGGCGTCGATCTCGACAAAAGAAAAGCGAGGAACGAAAGCTCGGAACTCATAGACCGCTACAATGAGGTGCCGTGGGACGAGTATCCAGATTTCATCCTCAGCATCGCTCGCGAGACTTACCGCGCTCTAGCCCCAAACGCCTTCTGTGTCTGGTGGTTTGGAATGAGCCGCTATCAGGAGACACTCGATGTACTCAGAACCGCAGGCTTCAAGGTTAACGACATTCCGGCTATATGGACAAAAGGAGCAGCAGGACAAACAGCTTCTCCTGATACTGCGCTCGGTTCTTGCTACGAACCATTTTTTGTTTGCAGGAAGGGTATGCCTAAACTCCGTAAGAGTGGAAGGTCAAACCTATTTGATTTTAAGCCAATACCCTCTCAAAAGAAAATCCACACAACAGAGAAACCTATTGAGCTTCTTACAGAAATCATCGACACTTTCAGTTGGCCGCAGGCTCGTATCTTGGTTCCGTTCATGGGGTCAGGGGTGACTGTCCGAGCGGCTTATCGTGCAGGAACAATGGGCTTCGGATGGGATATGGATGAGATCATCAAGAACCGCTTTCTGGCGAAGGTTCAGGAAGACATCGAGGCAGGGTGGATCAAAGAATGATCGCCGTTCACGACCTGGATAAAATTCTCCTCCGTGTCTATACAGACAACGAGGGGAAGATGATCCACACCGAAGAACTATCAGCCAACGCCGCCATTAACTACGGTATGCGTTTGATAAAAGCTGGAATAAGAAGAATGGAAGAAAAACATGCCATTAGTGAACCTCGACCAAACGGCGTTTAGCGATGGAGACCCTGAGAGCAAGATATGCATCATCGGTGAGTCTCCGACAAGCATTGAAGTTCGTTTGCAGAAGCCTTTTATGGGGCCTGCTGGTACTGTCCTTGATCAGTGTCTTCATGCTGCTGGCATTATACGCAGGCAATGTTATTTCGTAACGGTCTTCCCTGAGCAGGTTAAGAAAAACGCTCGAACGGGGGAGATCAAAAACATGGATGGGGAGGTGCTCTGGAATGTCAAAGGGGGCTTCTCCGATGCAGGAAAGGTAGCGGCTTATGGGTGTATCGAGAAAGTTGCCAAAAGCGGAGCTAACGTTATTGTCCCTCTCGGATCGACGGCTTTATCACTCTTCTCATCAGAGCGTTCCATCCTTAAGTGGCGGGGGTCTATCCTTACGGCAAACAACGGAAGGAAAATGGTGCCAACAATACACCCTGCAGCAGCCCTTCGTGGTCAGTATCTCTATCGACATCTTATCACGCATGATCTCAGAAGGGTACGTGATGAGTCTACCGATCCGGAGGTAAACCTCCCCAAACGATCTTACATAATCGATCCTACCTTTGATCAGGTAATCGAGTATCTCGCTATGTGTTGCAAGCAACCTAAGATCGCAACCGATATCGAGGTGTTCAATCATCAGGTTTCTTGTATATCATTCGCACCCTCGCCGCATGAGGCTATCTGTGTTCCATTCCTCGCTCCCGGCATGAAGCATAGGTGGACCGAAGAACAGGAAACGGAAATTTGGCTCTTGATTGCCCAAATTTTGGGCGACCCAGCTATAATGAAAATCAATCAGAATATTTCATTCGACATAGGGTTCCTCCTCCAACAGAACAACATCATCACCCGAGGCCCTCTCGGCGATACTATGATTGCTCAACACATCGTCTACCCGGATTTTAAAAAGGGTCTCGATATGGTCGCCTCGATACACACGAGGGAACCTTACTGGAAGGACGATGGGAAGCTCTGGAGCAAACCCTGGGTAGATTGGGAACAGTTCTGGATATACAATAGCAAAGACAGTGCCGTTGCATTTGACGCCTGGAACGAACTCGAGAAAGAACTCGATGATGGTTATAGGTGGAGCTATGACGCCACTATGCGTTTGCTCCCGCCTGTCGTTTATATGATGACCAGGGGAATGTTGGTTGACAAGGAGGAACTCCGTGCAACATCTGAACGTGTCACTGCAGAGCTCGAAGCAAAGTATGCCGAGCTTAAGGAGGTTGCTGAATGGGAGTTCAACCCTAAATCCCCTAAGCAATGCCAAGAATATTTCTATGTTACTAAGAACATCAAGCCATACGTCAACCGTTCTACAGGACGTGTCACAACTGACGATAAAGCAATGGCAAGAATTGTCAACCGATATAACCTTCGGGAGGCTCGCCTTGTCCAGGAAATACGTGGACTTGAGAAACTCCGAGGAACATATCTGGAGGTTGGGATCGACAAGGATAGCCGCATCCGGTGTAGTTACAATCTACGGGGGACCACAACGGGACGGCTTTCCTCCTCACAGACCGTCTTCGGCAACGGAATGAACATGCAGAACCTTCACCCTGAATTTAAATCCTTCATAGTGAGTGAATAATATGAACCAAGATAAATCACAAATTCTATATAGTACTATATCAACAGCACTATCAGAAAATCCAGAGCTTCTTGATGTAGCTATATCTGCAATAACATGTGGTATGCAAGATGCATTAGCAAAATCAAATAAGATGCGTTCTGATCATTGGGCTGCTATGAATGCGGCTCTTACATTAGCTGATCCAAAACGACTTTCGGCTGATACAAAAGAATGGGCTAATAAATTATTAGTCGAAAAAGTAAAAGCTGGAGATAATGGAACGGCATTTGAAGCAGATGTAATTAAACGTATAGAGGACAATCGATGAAACGCGCCTCAATGCTAATGGAGTTTGACAAAGCCGGAGCTGAGTGGGTTGCTACAGCCTACATAAGCGGCGATGGCAGAATGATCGATGTCGTTGAGAGCGGCGACTCCCCTCACGTTCGAACGGGGATGCTTATCTCCGGTGCAGATGCAGACCTCGTAGAAAAAGAAAGTAAGTTCATTGGACATAACAGCGATCCAGATACGATTGAACGACTACGCAATCAGCATGTTCCAGAGATCTATGATCTCGACCTATTCCTTCCACGAACAATGTCTATCCGTCAGGCCGGTAAGAAATCTAATCACGGTCTTAACTACGATATGGGTTACAAAAGATTCGCCCTCGAGAACGAGATGGATGAGCGTGATGCAAAGCGGATCGTTACGCTGTATCTCCATACCGCATACCCAGGTATTTCTGCATGGCATGAGGGCGTGCAACGACAACTCCAAGACAACCGCACCCTGATAAATTGTTTCGGTAGAAAAAGGAAATTTCGTGATGCCTGGGGAGACGACCTATTCAAAGCAGCCTATGCCTTCTTACCCTCATCCACAGTCGTCGATATGGTCAATCAGGGAATGGCTGACGCCTACTACGACGACAGTTGGGCATTTGAGGATTTTGACCTACTCGCACAAACCCATGATAGCACAACAAACCAATTTCCCGCAGGTCAATGGAGACGCCAAGCTGAGTTTAGTATAAAATACGGCCTCGAATATATGTCTCCCGTAGTGCAGTACGGCGGTCGAGAGTTTCAAATTAAGACCGATCTAAAAGTGGGTACGCACTGGGGTGAGGGGATGATTGAGGTTCCTCTTATCGATGATGTTGATGCCCTTGCACTATCGCTCGAAGCAGCATGGGATCAACTGAATGTCGCGGAAACTTAATAACTGGATAGCGGCTTATGAGGACTACACGAAGAACTCAGAAAGTCCTGCCTCGTATCACAAGTGGGGAGCTATGGCGTGTATCGCAGGTGCTCTCGAACGTAAGGTGTTCATGCATTGGGGACATACTACGCTGTATCCCAATCAGTACATCGTGATCGTTGGCCCCTCGGGTCAAGCCCGTAAAGGCGAGGCAATAACAATCGCTAGGCTTATGCTGGAAGGTATCGGTCTGAACCTAATTGGGGAGGATAACTCTCCGGAGGCAATCATCCGACAGATGCGGGATGGTTCTGCTTCTTACAGTATAACAGGAGAGCCGGGTGGAGAGCTTAAATTCCAATGCCCTATATCTTGTTTCGTTGAAGAATTTGCAGTGTTTACCGGAGAACATAACAAGGATTTCCTTGCTAAACTTACCAACTGGTATGACAGTCGAGATAAGTGGAAACGGACAACAAAGCACCAGGGCACTGATGACCTCATGGGAGTCTGTGTCAACATCCTCGGAGCAACTGCCCCCGACTGGCTCCCGATGATCTTACCTCGTGAAGCTATTGGCGGTGGCTTTACGTCCCGAACGATCTTTGTGGTTGAGAACAGCAAGAGGCAAATCATATCCAACCCGAACCTCGTTAAGGAAGATATCGAACTCCGCGAAAACCTTCTACACGATCTTGAAGCTATACACATTATGGCAGGGGAGATGACATTTGATCAAGAGGGTTTGGACACGTATGTTGACTGGTATGAAAAAGAAGAGCAGCTTATCATGGACGGTCGACCTGCTATTGTGGACCCTCTGTTCGGCGGGTACGTTAGCCGTCGTGCTACTCACGTTAAGAAACTTGCCATGATCCTTTCGGCTTCTCGTGGAGGCGATAAGATCGTTCGGAAGATCGACTTCACCGAAGCTCTCGATATGATGCTCGACGTTGAGAAACGAATGCCGGAGGTGTTTGATGGTATCGGCTCTGCGCCACTGAGCAAAGAACAAGCAATGGTTTTCTCTATTATCAAACAACAGAAGACCGTCACAAGGGCGGATATCTTAAACAAGATGCAACGATCTCTCGATGCGGGAACGCTTGAGATAGTAATGACAACGCTCTGTGCTCGGAAGGTTGTTAGTGCAAAGCTCGATGCTAAGAACAACGAGTGGGTTTATAAACACTTAGAGGATAAATAAGAATGGTTTACATTATAGCAGAATGCGGCATGGCTCACCTCGGGTCACAAGACCTCGCGGAGCTGATGCTTGATACAGCTCTATCGGCGGGGGCAGATGCGTTCAAAATCCAGGCCTTCGATCCGTTCAATGCCCAAAAGGTATACAGCGGTCCTCGGAAGGCGTCACGCGCCTTGTCCCAAGCATCGATTTATGAGCTTCGCAACATGTGTCATAAGGCCGATATCGATTTCATTATAACTCCGCATGATGAATGGGCTATGATCACAACTGCCCAGGTTCGACCAGATTATATCAAGATGGGCTCCGGCGAGAAGGGTAACTGGAAGGCATTTGAGAAAGCAGCATCGTTGAATATTCCTTTGATCGTATCGGTTGGAGGATATCATCATGTTGAGATCGATGAAATGTACGAGGCTACCGGGGATTGCGTAAAGCATCTTCTGCATTGTGTCGGTCAGTATCCATGCCCACCTGCAGAGGCACAGCTAGATCGGATCGACTTCCTCCGAGAGAAGTTCGGAGAGTACAGCAAGATCGGCTACAGCGACCACACGACTGATGCAGATGTTGTGAACAATGCTGTCTATAAGCATGGCGCAGAGTGCGTTGAAATGCACATGAAGCTGGTCGATCATCCTACGAGTGGCGATAGCAGGGTCGGCTTGCTTCCGTCAGTGTTTCACGCTCGGGTGGATATGCTTCGGAGTTTGGAGAAATGACCCTTAAACAAAAGCTACAAGCTGGCCCCGGTAGCCGTGAGTTATCGGATGAATTTCTGTTGGCTATGGGGTGGCGGAAGATGGGTTTTTAGCTGGCTTGGGTAAACCTGAAAATGGTTTATGTAATGGTAAAGCGCCAACCCTCGCCCTCGCAATCTGCGCGGCTATATTGGAGATTGAATGATGATTGACCAGAAAGCATTGGAAGCTGTCGCAGCAATAGAACACGATCAATGGGCGCATTGGACCCGCTACATGCTGGACAATCTGACGCCAGAGAATGCTAGGCGATGGGACTGGCAATGTGT